GTTGATATGCGTATTCCGCGTGTTGCTGATGTGCCGTCGTCGGCGCCGATCTATGACAAACTGACCGAGCCGGTCAGCTATCCGAAGCCGTTTTGTGTTTCGACCGGCAACGAAGAGATGGCGCGTCGTAACGCCTTGAAAATGACCCTTGGCTATCGCGGCGAAAAGCTGCATGGCTGCCGCTGTAACAGCCAGCAAGGCACGCGCCTGGATATCTCGTTTAACGCTTGCATGGCCTACGTCGAAAACGGGGCTTTCGATCCAGCAAAGCCTGATTCGGTCTCTCAGCAAGGCGGCCGAGGGGTCGGGGTGGCCGAGGGACGAGGCACTACGACTACGCGGACACCTGGCGTTGACCCGCAAAGGGCCTTAGCAGATCGCGCCCAGCAAGGCGTGCAATTCACGCACATACCGGATAACAGCCGGCTGCCGCGAACGCTCTATTAGTTCCGGCGCTCTATTGGCGTTTCTGAGCTATTTTCAGCAAAACCCGCTGCTTGATACCAGATTGCGCAGAGCGCAAAGCACAGCGCCTTTCTGGTGCCTTCCTGACTAAAGGCTTCGCATAAGGTCTGCCTTATGTTTGGCGGCGTCCGGACAATCGCGCAGCTCCGGACGTCGGTTAACATAGGGTCCATTATGCGAGGCCAGACCCCTCAAAACCGTTGAACATAATAATCCACGTCCCCCCGTATCTAGTCGATCAAGCACGCCTCTACGCACCGTCCAGGGATGCTACGGACGCTGTTTGCCATCTGCTTTCGGATTACCCGCGACTTGTTGCTGAGGTTCGCCAGATGCGTTCGCGCCTGGCTCAATTCGATGCTGAATTTGCTGACCTTGACCAGCTAGTTGCCGACCTCGAGCAGATCGCCCGGAAGATCCTCGACCTCTGATCACCACTTCACTGGTTCGCCGGAGCGGAGCGACCCAGCGTCGACCTTGTGTCAGAGCATCAGCGCGCAGCGGTGAGCATTGCTTCACTCGGTGATGGCCGACGAATGTCGGCTGTCTCCGCGCTTTTTATGGCAGCTTCCGGAACTCTAAAACTTCTTCCGGTTCAGTGCTGATTGAGGGTCCATCGCTGCGCTGGTGAATATTTGCGTGCATATCGTGTTACTGGTTTGCGGGCTCTGAAGGTGCTCAATTCCGATCTCTTTAGCCACTTTCATGCGTCGCTTCTTCATAACCTCAGCGAGTTCTATTCCTGCTCGATAGCATCCGGCTTCGCTGTCGAATCCGGCCACGGGTATGGTTTCTATCTGTTGTCCGAAGCCCATCACCAGTATCAGCATCCATTCCATTTTGGATCCTCGTTTCCCTGGGCGCGAAGCGGACAGGGTCCACCATCTCTAATGGTGGACTCTTGTCCCATTGTGGGAATTTTCGTTCCTTGGCACTGCTTCAAATCATTCGATATGAAGCACGATTGCGCCTGATGCTGACACCTCTAAGCCGGCGATAGCTCGCTCTAGAAAGGAGTGCACAAGCTCAGAGTCTTTCAGCGGCTGCATGCCCCGCTTTACAAGCTCTTTGTTGATTTCCACCGCCTTTTTCCGGAGTGCTTCCTGCTCGCCTTGGCTCAGCCTGATGTTTGTTGGCATCTGATCTCTACTCAAGTTACACCTCTACAAATATTCATGTGTGCACGTTATAAGTGTTGACGTGTGTGCATGTGCACGTCTACATTTTGCCGAAATGTTATGTGTGTGCATGCATCCCTATGCTTGATCGACTTCACATGTTTATCCCTTTCCGCCTTCCGTGCGTTTCCCGCCTTGAGTCGGGTGATCCGCATTTCTACGTGGATTTGGAGAGCCTAGGCGTTCCGCTCCAGGGGCAGGTTAGTCGTGATGAAGACGGCCAATTGCAGGCCGATTACCTGCGCCACCCTTGGGAGTCGCTTTCAACTGGGTTTACGCCAATGGCGTTCAAGGTTTTCCACCAATCGCTAGGCAAGCGGATTGATCCAGGCATTGAGCTGAAAGCCAGCCCAGCAAAGCTGCTCCAGGGCCATAACGTGTTCGGGCCGACCAGCATCCGCAGTGGGGCAGAGGTCATGCTCAAGTGGCTTGCCGGTACTTACCCGAAGCTTTTCGCACTGCTCGATATCCGCGAAACAGTCGTTTACGGCATGGACTGCACCTACAGCAGCCGCCTGGATGATGAGCGCACCGCCTACCAAGTCATCGACGCGCTGACCAACGTCAGCAACGGCCAGACCAAAAGCCGTGGCGATAACTACTCCAGTTCCGCCTATTTCGGCTCCAAACAGACCCGTCTCAAGCGGCTAAAGGCCTACCTCAAGCACCTTGAATATCAGAACCAGCTTGAGGAATTGAAGCGGGCAGGGCGGCGCGACTTCGGTGCCCGTCGCGCGCTGAAAGTCATGTCTGATCCGCGGCTGATCGAGTGGACCAAGTACCTGCTGCGCATGGAGGCCACGGTGCTTCATCGCTGGATGAGTCGCCGGAATATCCCAACGAAATTGATAGACCTGTGTGCGTATCAGGAAGAGCTGGAAAGTCAGGGGCGCTGCCTCATTCAAGAGTGCTGGAAGGAAGTGACAAAGGACCTATTCGCGGCCTTTGGAGGTGTGGAAATGAAAGTAATCAATGATGACAAAGTGTACGAAGCGCTGCTCGAAAAATTCACCAAACCGGGCAAAGGTCGCTTCACCAAAGAGCGCATGGAAGCCGGTGTGTTGAAGCCATCTATCTACGTCGAAGGCAAGCAATCTACGGCCTATGCCAAGTCGGTTTTCCGCACCTATCTGAGCATCAAGGATTACGGCTGGCAGCACACAAAGGACTCCCTCAGCAGCACGGGTTTTTACCGTCATGTTGCTGACCTCTGCGAAGTCGGTCTTTCCAAGGCCGCACTGCAAAAACTCAATGAAAATGACCGCAAATCGAATGTGGTTCCGCTATTGCGTTTCGTGACTGTCGATTTCTGCTCACAGCGCCCTGACTGGTACGTCGAGCCGACTCCGGAGGCCGCATGATTATTCTCGATCGGGTCTTTTGTGACCTCTGCGAGGTCGAGATTGGCCAGTTGCTGACCGGCCCCGTTCAAGCCCCTGGAGTTATCGCCGATCAGCGCTTGCCGCCTTATTTCTGCGTCTGCCCGGAGTGCCTGGAATCGGCCTGCGCGGAGGAGGCTGCATGAACATCATTTTTCACAACCGGGCACCTAGCCCAACACCTAGAGGCAATTGAAATGGCAAATCCTGGAATTGTTCACGGCGTACTGGAAGGCATCAAGGAAACGACTTGGGGCGGTGTTGAGCTGTCTTTCCAAGTCGAAGGGAGTGACCGTAAAGGCCGCGCCATTACCAGCTACGTCGATGCGCGTATGGGCAAAGATCAGGTCGAAAACGGCCTGCATAACGCCTACCGCCCGTACCTCGGCAAGCAAGTTTATGCCCCTGCAATTTTCGGCAATTACCAGAAAGAGAAGGGCGCCCAAGCCTACGACCAAGTGGAAATATCCGGCGCCCCTTTGAATATTCAGGCTGTAACGCCAGTTCGTGAAGCACCTGCGCCACGTCAGCAGGCTGCCGGCTAACAAATGAAAGTTCTCGCCTGCGATGTTGATTGGACTGTTTCCGGTGGCCAGCCTGTGTGCGCCGGAACACTCCAAAACATCGAGGCCAACCAAATCCCGACCGGGATAACTGCTGAGGACGGCAGAGAGTTAACAGGGCACGCCCTGGGGCTATTTGCCATTGTCTTCGGTCTTCTCGTGCTGAAAAAAGCACTTAAGTAAATGGAGTTTTTCCGATGAAAAATCTTTTCCGCGTTTCGGTTGCTGCTGGCTTGCTGACTACTCAACAGGCATTCGCTGCACTGCCTGCTGATGTAACGACCTCCCTTGGTGATGCCAAAACTGATGGCCTGACCGTTGCCGGTGTTGTACTCGGCATCATCATCGCTATTGCCGCGTTCAAGTTCATTCGTCGCGCGCTGTAATTGCGCAACAGTGGCTAAGTAAGAAGCCCCACTCCGGTGGGGTTTTTCTTTCCAGGGTGAAGTTATGGTTCTCGACGTAAATAGCTACACCGTAATTATTGTGACGGTTGCTTTTGTTTTCTTGTTCTTCGGGCGTATTTGAGGTGGTTATGTTTAAGGCTAATCGCGTCTTTTTGCGCTTGTATTTTTTGTTTGTTGTTTTTTCATTTTCTCAGTGGGCTAATTCTGCCGAGTTTTATTATTGGACTGTTAGAGACTGGCCCGCACTGGGTCAGTTCCCTGACGCGGCTGCGGCGTGTTCAAAGTCAGCGCAAAACTTTATTGAGCAGGATCCCCACGCGGTGAGCGGCAATAATTATTATACGAACGTCAATAGTGCTACTCAGGTTGGTTGCTTTGGCACATTTTATTATTCAGGGGGCAACGTTTACCCTTATGCTAATTTTAATCATGGTGTTGTTACTATAAATTCTATTACTTGCCCAGCTGGTAATACTTATAGCACTGCAACAAAAAGTTGTGTTCCTCCTCCAGACCCATGTTTAGAAAAGGCCGGTCAGCCTCTTTCCTGGGGGCTTGTTGTTCCTAACTATGTAGCGAATGGTCACGGCCTGCTTGAATATGCGTGTTCCGATGCTTGTCGTGCCACCTTGGGTGGTTTTACCTGTAATGCGGCAAATAATGGTGATGGTTCCGGCTATTGCAACGGCACCGGCACTTTTACTGGCACTAAATGTAATGCCGGTGACCCTGGATTAGGGCCTTCCGTTTCCGATCCAAACCCGCCGCCCGTGGACTGCTCGGTGACGCCTACTGATCCTTCGTGCCCACCGCCCCCCGTGGACTGTTCGGTTACGCCTAGTGATCCATCATGTCTGCCACCGCCAGTCGATTGTCAGGCTAATCCGACTGATCCGTCGTGCGTTCCACCGCCTGTAGATTGCGAGGCTAACCCCACGGACCCTTCCTGCGTAACGCCTCCTGTTGACTGCACGGCTAATCCTACTGACCCAGCTTGCACTGATCCTGGTGACGGCGATGGCGATGGCGATGGTGGTGACGGTGACGGTGACGGTGACGGCGATGGTGGTGACGGTGACGGTGACGGTGACGGC